CAACACGTCCATCATTCATTGGAGTAGGATTGTCATCTGGTCCTGTTGGAAGATAGCTACTTGGCACACGTAAACCACGTGCTAATCTGTTGTTAAAGTAACGCAAGTCATCAATCTCACCCAAATTCTGTCCACCGGGTAACACTTCAACACTTGATCCTCTTCCGTCAGCAGTAACTGGAAAGAAGTAATCTTCATTCATACTTAATGGGTTATAACTAGCATCAACTACACTGCCACCACCATGCGTACTTGGAATACGTCTTTGATGAATCTCATTTTTAATACGTTCAACAAAAGCCATAGCTAAGTGACTTGGCATGTTACCAACGTCAATCTTAAACATTCTACGTTCTGGAGCACGTTGTACACGATAGATAAGAACCGCGTCTTCTAATAATTCTTTTTGCTTATAGACTTTAAAGACATTCTCTAAAATACTTTGACCAAAGGGCCAGAAGCGGTCTAGTCCTTCTGTTAAGCTTAGATGAACAACGTGTTTAGCATCAATGGCTGCTTCGCTTTGACCCAATGTAAAACGACTACCCGATGTGTTGTAGGGCATTGCAGGTACTGTATACCCACCACCTGCACCACCACCGCCTGTACCACCTACCCCAGTTGCTGGATTAGCGGCAAAGTCTGTATTAGTTTTAGTAGCTACTGACAAGTTCTGTAAGTTAATGTTAATATCTTTAATAACATATTGTTCAGGTTTTTTACCTTCACTTTCGTTAACAATAACTTTAATAACTTTAGTCATATCTACCCAGTATAGCTTAAAGTTTTCTGGGTCACGTACAAATACCTGATCACCAAACTTAATTGTATTACGGAATATTTTGAATGTTCTAGTATCAAATTCGTTTAATTTGCACCATTGTTGCAGTTGAGTTTTTAGTAGTTCAACTTCATGCTGTGTAGGTTCATCTTTGAAATCTAAGTCAAAGGGTGTTTTATTATGTTCGTTTGTTTGTGTACTGAATTCACTTATAATGTCTAAGCAAGCATTAATTTCAGCATCAACATCCATCATTTCATATTGGTTATAGCGTTCAATACGATTTGGGTGACCTGTATATACTTCCGGTAATCGGCTACGATAGTTCTTATAGCCCATTTCAGCATTGTTGTAACCTCCGGTATCACTACCGTTTTGTCCTGGACTACCGTTCCATGCACCGGTATTATTATTGAATCCAGAAATGGGACTAGAGATACCGGATTTGTTTGAGAAGCGTTTTGTATAGGTCATAGTAGATACTTTGTTTAGTATTTAGCGTTAAACCATTGCATTACGTAATAATTTATCTGATATAGTGTTACTCGTACTGAGTTGAGAAATCATTTCATCAAATTTATCTTCCATCAAAACTAGCAATTCTTGTAATATAATAGATGGAGTCTCGGCTGGGGCACTAATGGTAGTAGAGCCTAAATTATTAATTGCAGTAGTTACACTTTCCTTTTTTACTACATTAGCCATTTCATCAAATTGAGGTTTAGTAACAACTGTCTCCTTATTACCGTGTAGCATTACCGGGTATCCAGATTCTGGACCACTAAACACACCACCGGAGCTAGCCATTTCAATATGGGGAGGATCATTAGGTATTGTATTAAATCCATACTTATTTAATAAACCATTTCCAGATAAGGCAGAAACTTGATTACTATTTAAATCTAATGCTCTACCAAAATTATGATTACTTTTTCCCGGTTTAGCTACAGGATTACCTATTTTTCCATTTGCAATCCATTTATCATATAGAACCTGTTGTTCTTGTTCAGAACGCATAGCGGCATTGATCTGCACTGGTTTACCATATTCAGCTATCATATCTATAAATTTTTGTTTTACATCCGAATCTAATGCGTCAAAGTGTTTTTTAGTACCCAATGAATCACCTTGAAATCTAATTAGTTTCATTACATCATCTGCTGATTGAGTAGCTGGCAATCCTCTAGAATTACTTGCTACATTAACTCCTGGACCGGGAGTTGGTAGTGCTGGTGCTGCCGCGGCGGCTGCTTTCTTTGATTGTAGTTTGGCAACATAATCGTTGTTTGCTTGCAACCTCATGTCATTGCCTTTTGTAAATCTGGCAATTTCTGCATCAATTTTTGCAACGTCTACCGGTGCTGAAGCAGTTGATGGTTGTGCTGCCGCTGGTTTAACTGGCGCAGGTACAGACGGGACAGCTTCACTTGGAGCCGATGCCGGTACACTTTTTGCAGGTACAGACGGGACAGCTTCACTTGGGGCCGATGCCGGTACACTTTTTGCGGGTACAGACGGGACAGCATCTTTAGACTCTGCTTTAAATTTATGTCCGCCGGCCTTTGCTTGTTCAATATCGACATATGCTTCTTGCCCTTTAGCTCTACGCTCTGCATTCAATGCAGTAAATTCGTTTCTCATTGCAAGATGTTTTTCCATCTTCTTTGCAGCGGTAATTTGTGACTGTTTATTAGCTTCTTCTTCTGCTAATTGAGTTTTGTTAGCCTTTGTTTTAGCTATATCTACTGCTTTTTGTAGTTCTGTTTTATCTTTATCAGTTTTGTTAGGATCAGTTTGTGCTTTTTTTAGAAGTAATATTGCATCTTTTAGTTCTTTTTGTGCAATAATATTGTCATCCATTACGTCTTGTTGTTTTTGTAATGCATTACTATCTTCTATACTATTAGATAACCCGCCATCAGTAGGATCTTTACCTAAGATTTTGTTAATATGTTTCATTAAATCTACCATAGATTTAGTAAATGCATTCACTGCTCTGGAAGCCAATGGCATTGCTAATGTGCCCATTTTAAAAACTTCTTGACCCATTCTTTCCATGTTTTGTTGAGCCGTAACAGTATCTTCTGTTAAACCACCGCTAGCGGCTTTTTGTTTTTTCTGTATTTCTATAGATTCTTCCATAGAGACATTTTGACTTTTTGCAATTTCGTTTAATACAGACCAGTTACCTAATTTTTTAGGATCAGGCATTATAGCGGCTGCTTCTCTGAAATTTTTCGAATAATCTTTAGCACCATCTCTCAATATATCCTGAGCTACGCCAAACTGTTTTGCAAAATTTTCAGGTTTAGAATTTTTTAATGTGTCTATAACGTCAGTTACTGTAGTGCCCATTTGTACATAAGCTAATTTGGCTGCCTCAGTATTTACCGCACCTGATGCTAAATCCATAAATCCACGCTTCAATGTAGGATCTTTGATAATGCTAGCAAATGACATCATTGCTTCTGCACCTGTCTCATTTTCTTCTCTGAGCATATCCATACTAGCCGCAAAACGACTATCTGATAACATTTCATTGCGTTGTTTTATTAAATCTTCTTTACTTAAACCTGTTATTTTTTGTAATGCATCTAACTCATTGGCATACTTAGCAGTGCCCTTTGCAAGCTGTTCTGCATCCATGTTTCTAGCACGACCTAATTTAATTTCTTGTTGTAAAAAGCCAGCTGAAGCAGTTCCTATATCATCAGCTGTCATTCCTAATTTGCGTAATTCTAATCCAGCTTCTGCTAATGGGCCATCACCTTTAGTCAACATACCTACAGCTTTAGTAAACTTATCAGCACCTCCGCCTACTGTTTTACCCCATTGTGCTAAATCACCGGCATTCTCTCTTATTGCTTTTTTGAAACCCTCAAGACTCATACCCGATTCTAGAAATTGTCTGGAAACACCTTCCATACCTTCCGCAGTTAGTGCACCTGCATTCGCTAATTCTTGAAATGCCTTAAGGTTTTTGTCCATTAACTCTAAAACAAATTTAGCACCTTCTGCAGCGGCTTTAGTAGCTCCGGCTATTGCTTCACCAACAAATGGTATAGCCTTAGCTAAACTAGCTAATGAGTTTGCTACAATATCAATTAATGGATTTAATGATGTAAAATTAGTATTACCGTTTGCTAAACCCATAGCAAAACTACCTAATCCTTTAGTAAGATCACCTAGACCTTTAGCAAGATTACTACTAAATTCGTCTTGGGCTTTTTGTACTTCAGCTTTTTTAGCTTTTGCCTTTTCTTCACTTACCCCGTCTTTTCGTAATCTTTCTATTACCTTTTTTTGTTCATTGTCTAGATCAAGATTTTGCTTACTAAGTATTTTTGTT